TATCGGTGAGATGATCCATGAACAATTCTTCGCAGGTAAGGAGAAGGTGTATGAGGAATTCAAACCGCGTCCATATCAGCAGAAGTTCCTTAGTAAGATTGCATGGTGTACTAGTAAAGAGTTCCTGCTGTTTGCTAAGTGCCGTGCAGGCAAGTCTGCAATGGTCCTGAAGCACATTGTTGATACTGACTATAAAGTATCCCTGGTTTGCTCTCGCCAGAAGTCTCCTGAGGGGTCCTGGAAAGACGATTCAAACAAATACTTCCCTTCAGTCAAGTACGTCTCTCTCAAAAAACCTGGTTGGGAGACACATCTTGAATACTGGCGTCAACGTGATGTGAACGTTGTTCTCTGGGGTACGGTTCAGACTTGCTTGAAGCGTCTGGACAAGATCAAGAACGTTGACTTCGTTGCCTTTGACGAGGCACATATTGGAGGTACTGCTGATCAGTTTGTCAAACTGCGCGAAGAACTTGATACTCGGATCTGCTATATCTCTGGAACTGCCCACAAACTTTGTTGGATGTTCCCCGATGATAATCAGAAGTTTGTCTATACCTATTTTGATGAGCAACTGGATGTCCAGAATGGGGTGTTCCAACGTCCTAAGATGAATGTTGCCTTTGCTAAGTATCAAACTTCTGCATATCAAGAGATCTTTGGTAACGATCCTGATGCGATGAAGAACATCTTCACCATGAAAGGAAATGAGTTCCTACATGAAGATCTGGTCAGAGAGTTTGCTCATAATTACTTTGGACCGCAACGTAATATCCGTATCGGTGATCGTTTGTTGAAGGGTACATATCACATGATGGCACTGCCCAGCGTCAAGGCATGTTATGCATTCCAAAAGTTGGTTGAGTGTTACTATCCTGCATTGGTAGTTACCTCTGATGCTAAGAAAGATCAGGATGATATCAATCTATTCTTGGAGGAGCATTCCAAGGCACTCATCATCACTCAGTCTGCAAATGTTCTGGGTGTGACTGCTAAGAAGATTGATACGGTTATCAATTGCCGTGGTGGAGAATCGATTGAGTTCTGGACACAGTTTGCATTCCGTGGTGGATCTGGTGAACATGATTGGTGGGTGATTGATTTTGATGCTCAGAGGTGCCTACGTGCTCTTCATACAGCGTTCCAACTTGCATGTGATAGCAATCCTTCACTCTCCCAATTCAGCGTTGTAGACTTCACCAACATCCATGAATGGAACGATGGGTTCCAGGAACTGAGTAAGGAGGCATTTGAAGATGCTTTAGCAGCAGATGTTGAGAGCAGCATCTCTACTGTGACCAGCATTGTTGAGTCTCTTGATCTCAGTGGTCTGAGTGACTTCAACTTCAACCTGAAGTCTGCTCTTACGACAGTCTTGAAGGAGACGCAGTTAAATGACAATGGTGCTAACAATCAAAGTTGTGTCGTGATGGAGACCGATCGCGTAAAAAAGTCGATGACCTTGACACGCTGAAGAAGCAGACTGTCAAGGCACTTTTAGAATCTATCCCTCTGACCATGTTTTATATCATCCGTAGTGGTCGGAATGTATACTCCATCAACGATGTGATTGGTTCTGATGTTTATTCTTCTGTAAGTGGTGATAAAGAAGGAATCCTCTCTGAGGTTATCTCTAAAAATCCTCGCAGTGTAGAACTTCTGACCCGTCGCATCGGTTTGGTCTCCAACAGCATTCAGAAGAGTATGAGGCAATCGGTCTCTGAGACTATTAACGGTCTATCTGTCTCATCTGCTATTCAGCAATCGATCCCCACTTCTCTCCTTGATACAATGATCAATGACTGTCAAGATATGAGCAACACATACATGTTTGGAGATCCTAGTGGATCACACTCTGCTCGCCTTCTAGAACGAGGAATCAATCCCGACAGTCTCACTGTGTGGGAGAGTTGCGATAGTCACCGTAATCGTGTAGGATATATTGACAAGCAGATCAAAATCGTTGCTACCCACCCAGACATGAAGTTCACTGCCATTCTTGCTAATCCTCCATACAACGATCCGACCAAGAAGGCAAGGAACAATAAGTTGTGGACAAAGATTGTAGAGCAACATCTTGAGTTGCTTGCTCCTGGTGGTGATATGTGTGAGGTTACTCCTGCATCAGTGTTGGGTAACACTGGCAAGGGTAAGAAGTTCATGCAGTTGTTCTCTACTATCTACAATCTTAAACTGATTGATTACACTGCTGATGATTACTTTACAGAAGGTGTGGACATTTGTCGTTGGCATCTAGTGAATGAACCATATCAGGGTAAGACTACTGTGATTACTCATGATGGAATCTTTATCTGGGATCTCCGTGATGGTCTACCTGTTTTTGGTGATGCTGCTCTTAAGTATTCTATTTTAGAGAAGATTGCTAACTCCAACCATCCTCGTATTCCTTTAAAGATGGGTCAGGTAATTGCTAATGATGATTACACTCCTGATGGTAAGTATGAGATTTATAAATCTGCAGATAAGATTGTTATAACTGATGTTCTTCCCAATACTACTGATGTACTAAAATTTATTGTACCATTCTCATCAACATATAAGAAGAGGTTTATCTCTAATGGATATGTGGGTATGCTTAACGCTTGGTGTCCTATTACTTCGGAAGAGGAAGGGACGCGCCTTAGCAAAATCTTTGATAATTCGATTATCAAGTTTTTTGTGGACAATTATAAAAAGACTGCAGGATTTACTCCTGCTATTAAGAATGCGGAAGTACCTGACATCACAGTCTACAAGGATCTACCTCAGCAATTTGGTTTTACATCCGAAGAACTGAATTACTTGGAGAGATCTAATGTCATCTAAGAACCGTCACAATCAGCAGCATGGGTCCACCATTGAACGCTCTGATGAGAGGATTAAGCAAACACAGGAGGTCTTCACTCCCATTGCTCTAATTGAACAGATGATTCATGAGATACCTGCATCACAACTGAAGGATCCTGACTCTAAGTTCATGGATAATTGTGCTGGCAGTGGTAACTTCATTGTTTGTTTATGTGAGGCACTGCAGGAATATCACAGCAAAGATCACATCATCAACAATATGCTGTATGCTGTGGAGTTGATGGAAGACAATCACAAAGAGATGTGTAGGAGACTTGACATCCCTGCAGATCACCCACATTTTGTCTGTGCAGATGCACTTCAGTATCATTACAGATTTGATGGAACTACAGGACCCGTCACGGTAGACCAATTCCTGGTATAATATTCGTATTCACATGAGTTCAATGCAACTTCGTCCCCACCAGGCAGAAGCACTTGATGTTATGGATCAGAAGTCCAAAGGCATCGTGGTGGTTCCGACTGGTGGAGGTAAGACCTTTATCGCAATTGCCGATGCAATGCGTGAGATGGATAAGATGGAGGGATGCAAGACCATTGTTGTGGTTGCTCCTCGCCTCCTGCTTGCTCGTCAACTATCTGATGAGTTTACTCAGCATATTAAGAATGCTGCTGTCCTTCATGTTCACTCTGGTGGTAATGATCTTCCATACAATTGCACCACCGATCCCAGCATGATTTACAAGTGGGATTATCATACTACTTGTCATAAGCTAATTTTTACTACATATCATTCGCTTCATCGCATACAAGAATCTAAAATAGTTGTAGATTGCATTTATTTTGATGAGGCGCATAATTCGGTCAAAAAGAATTTCTTTGGTGCTGCCAGGTATTTCACTTCTGCTGCTCGTCGCTGCTACTTCTTTACTGCTACTCCTAAGTATTCTGCCACTCTTAAAAAACATGGTATGAATGACAGCGTGTATGGTGGCATTATATACAATGTTCCAGCACCACGATTGATTAAGAACGGGTCTATTCTCCCCCCTAAGATCAACGCTATCCCTATCGCTGCTATTCGTGAGAAGAGTGTTGAGGAAGCAGCTCAACGTGACTGCATGACTCTTTTGAGGACTCTTCGTAATGAAGATCATATGCAGAAGGTTCTAATCGCTGCTCCTAACACTACTGTGTTAGGTAACATGATCATCAAAACTACCTTCCTTCAAGAGGTAAGGCAGATGGGGTATGATATATTGTGGATAACTAGTAGGCAGGGTGCATTTCACAACTATAACAAAATTAGTCGTGAGAAGTTCTTCTCTCTTGTTCGTGAGTATGGTGATCAACCTGGTAAGAAGTTTATTGTTATTCATTACTCTATCTTGAGCGAAGGTATCTCTGTTCCTGGTCTCACATCATTAGTTCTGATGCGTCAGATGAATGTTATTGAGATGTGTCAGTCTGTCGGTCGCGTTCTTCGCTTACATCTTGATGATGTTAAGAGAATACAGCAAGGACAACTTACCCCAGGTAAACTGGAAGACTACAAAAAGTCCTTTGGTCTTGTTCATGTACCTGTTTACAGCAATGTGGGTATTTCTACAGTCAAGCGTCTGCAGGATGTAGTAAACACAGTGTTTGTAGAAGGTCAACCCGCTATCTCAACTATTAAACGATGACATACACAGTAGAACGATCCGCATATTCCTTTGTGAAGGGAATCCGATGGGATCATGTTGATAGACAAAAGGAAATAGAAGAAGCGGCAGGAACTTATGAAGATAGGGGAGACACAAGTTTACTTGTAAATTGTGGGTACTCTGAACCAGGTCTTCTACAAAACATTCTCATTCAAATGAAGAGAATTGGTTATGGCATGTTCCACATGTATTACAGTAGAGTAAATGATGGAGAGACTGGTGGATGGCATGAAGATGAGATGGATGTCTTGATTGTTGCATCAATGGGTAGAGTTAAGTATTTGTTTGATATTGATGGTACAATAGAAGAGGTTATTCTTTTACCAGGGGATGCCCTTTATATTGATAAAGGAACTCCTCATAGTGCGGTTCATCTTGAACCTAGAATCACTTGTAGTTTTTGTGAATAGCATGGAAAAAGAATTGAGGGAAGTTTACAACTTCTACAAAAACACTAAAGATGGATTTGTAACTAAAGATGGTTATGCTGCTATTCCACTTACAGGTCGCAAATCTTTAGTTATCTGCTATAATGGACAGATACTGAAGACGTGTCAGAATGAAAAGTCTGCACGTAACTTTATTAAAAAACATAGCACACAATCAAGAAAGGGTACTGTTTTTGTAAAATGAAATCAAAATTTATCTACATTACGCCCATTAGTCCGAATGCCCGTATCTTTTTTGAAATGGACATGAATCATCTTCATGCTTGTAGAATCCAGGGTGAAGACACTAATGAATATCATGTCGAATCTATCACTAAACATAAGTTTAGTGTTAATAAACATAATGATTTTAATTGGAGGGTTGAAAAATGATGAATGCCGATCCACATCCTGATACTTTGGTAAGTATCACTTGTGATAAGGAAGGTCTAAAGACTATGATTCAGGCAGCGATTGCCGCAATCAGAAGCACTGATCAGTGGAATTATGGCGATGAGTATGACATTGATGTCACACCATATCATGATATGAGAGACTCTCTAATTGAGAAGTATAAATCAGTATACGGAGATGAAGAATTTCTTGTGTAATGGTAGAAGAGTTTTTTACAACTGATGATCTTGTTGAATATATGACCTTACTTTTAAAGGTCTCTTTAGTAAGACCAGAAATATGTAAGGACTACAAAAACAGTTCTTTAAGTGAATCATGTTTTGCCACATTAAATCTTCTTGATTTTTATCGCAGTGATAAGTTTTATAACTATATTGGCAAACTTAAAGAAAATGTTGAATTGTCTGTTGAATGTAAGTTGGAATATTATTACTTACATATGGTAGACTATTCTAATGGTGGGATTATGACTCCACATAAACATGATCATAACGAAGATTTTAGTTTTATTCTTTATTTGAATGACTGTAATGATGGACACACTATCTTAAAGTTATCTGAACCTTGTAGGGTAAAACCAGACAAAGGTAAAGTGTTATTATTTTCTTCTGATATTATTCATGAATCAGAATATTCGCGATCAAAAAAAGTTTTGGTTGGTGGGTTAAAACGCATAAAGGAGCAGCATGGACAGTAAACATCAAAAACGTAAGGATGCCTTTTTTATTTTTTATGAGAGTGTATTGAAACCAGACCATGAACTACGCCAAAATGCACATGATCAGCATTGTTATCATGAATTGTTAGAATGGAGATCCGAAATTATCGAATACCTTGATCATCGTCGTAATGAAGAATTTTATTCCAAATAAACACGCTCATCCTGAAGAGGGATACGTTCCCTATGATACCAAACACTTCATCAAGGATTGGGTCATACCATTTTTGCATCTATCCATAACCAATTGGGAATTAAAGAGAGAGAAACTGTTAGATGTTTTTGAACAACACTGTGAGGATAGGATAGAAAATATTGGTGAACAATGGACTGATTACCATAAAGATTCACGATATCATTATTTGATTGAAAATATCTTATTTGAAGATATAGATCTAGCAATAAAGGAATTGGGGTTTAAAGGTAAAACGCCTAGAGTTGATACTGCATGGTATCAGATTTATAACGTAGGTCAGCATCATGCGGTTCATAATCATGGATTTGGTGGTATAAGTTTTGTTGTTTTTGTGGATTATGATTCAAAAAAACATTTACCTACAACTTTTGTAGCACCATTCACTAGTATGTCGGATGGAAATGTTCTTGAGTATGAACCAGAGGGGGTAAAAGAAGGATCAATGATTTTATTTCCTTCTGCTCTTATGCATTATGCTCCAACAAATCAAAACGAAGAGGACAGAATAGTCCTTGCAGGTAATATTAGATTATGAATCTTAGTAAACAACAAGAAGATTATATTCAAAGACTTGCAGATCGTCTTGGGGTTGATCCAGAAACCCGTCTTGATGAGATAATTAGTGATGAATACATGAGGACATTCCGACCAGCAGAGACTGGAACAGAATGTCCGACTGTAGATCATATTGAGGATGATTATTATAAGGATAAAAGAGATTATGAAACGTTCTCTTTTATGGGGAATACAATTTACAGAGCTTACAATATATTCACACCTCATGTTCTAAATGAATTGGAAGAGGAGATTGATGATGAACTTAGATCTCCAAATAAATGGGATAGAAGTGTTGAGGTAACTAAAGGACTATCTGCCAGAAAATTGAAGTACAGGATTAGTTGGTTTATATTTTTTAGTGAAATAAAAAAACATCTTTACAGATATGCAAAGTTGACAAATAATAAAAAGATTCTTGATTATAAGATTGCATCTTACTGGGCAAAAAGGATGAAGGGAAATACTGAAGAAGATTATGATCAAGAATTGTATATAAATTATAGGAACACCCATAAGCATGATGACTTTGACCTTGGAATGATTTTTTATCTCAATAATCCTTCCAGGATATATGGTACTCTTATTGAGAATGATAATAAAGAGATTATTCTACCTGGAGATACTAATTCCTTGTTGATACATCATTCTGATATTAATCATTCTCCTGTTATGCCACAACCAATTGTTGCTAACAAGGCACATAGATGTGTGATTGTAATCGATTTTAAACATGAGTCTAAATTATGAACTCCAGCGAACGTATTAAATACTTTAGTATAGTAAACAAAATCAACAGGGGTGAGTTTGATAAACTTACAGAGGATGAGATGCTGCTCTTACAGAGAGAACCTTTATTCTTGACGACTATGAAAAAATCTAGAGAAAAGAAGGATTTACTTCGTAAAAGCAATCAACATCATGGTACTATAGAAGAAATACTATTTGAACTTGACTTGTCAAAGACCCTGTATAAGTGATAAAATGTACTTAAATCAGTAACTTGTATGGAGCATTTAAAAATTCAACCACACCAAACGGTTCTGGTTTTGAATTCAAGTTATGAACCAATTAACTTTACTAATTGGAAGAGAGCAATAGTTCTTGTTCTAAAAGAGAAAGTTCAAGTTTTATCAGGTAGAGTAGTAAGACTCCTTAACTACATAAAAATTCCTATTAGGAGTTTTATGGCAAATCGCCCGACACGTAGTATGATATACAAGAGAGATAGAAATTCTTGTCAGTATTGTGGAGTGACAACCAGACTTACTATAGATCATGTAATTCCTCGTAGTAAAGGTGGAGAAGATACATGGGATAACCTAGTAGTTGCATGTTCTTCTTGCAATGTCAAGAAGAGTGATAAAATGCTTGAACAAACAAACCTTAAATTGAGGAAAATGCCCAGAGCACCATACAGCACAGTTGCTATTGATTTAGCAGAATCAAGTGTTGATGAGTGGAGAGAGTATAGTTACGTCTAGGAGTTATTATGTTTTATCGTAAATTAAATAAGCAATTTGTCATTGATCACTATCAAAAAACTGGTAGTAAGATTGAGTATGGGATTGATACCCCGATGGGTTTTATGGGAATTAAGTATTCCTATATCATGACCCCCAATGATGAGGAGTTATATCGTGTGGTCCCTAATCGTGATCGGGATAATTGTACATTATCCGTAATGGAGTTGAATTATCAAATTCCTCCACACACTGATAGTGACATTGAAGCAATCATTAATTTTTACATTAGAACTGATAGATGTATCACTCAGTTTTACTATCCAAGCACTAATCCCCAAGCAATTGCTGAAGGTGTATCTACCCAGACAGATGGAGCAGTGTTTCATGAAGGACATTTGAAGAAGTCTGTTAGATTCATGGCACATCCTGGTGATGCATATTTGCTTGATGTATCAAAACCACATTCAGTTATGCCTACAGAACCTGGATTAACTGATCGTCGTTGCATTTGTATGCAACTTCTATATAAATCATTTGATGAAGCAGTAGAGATGTTACAGGAGACGGGATATCTTGATTGAAGTATTTGACGATTATTTGGGTCCAGAAGAACATGATCGTTTGTGTAGTTACTTTATGGGCAACTATGACAAAGGAGATATCGCTAATTCATGCTGTTGGATATTTAATGGTGGAGTTAGTCACCCAAATGATGGTCACTTTCAACACATCCATCAGTTGTTTTCGGACCATCAAATCATTAGTCCTGCATGGTCATTGGTAAGACCAATTATTGATAAGGAAGAAGCAATTGCTATTGCTAGGGTAAAGGCAAACATGCTTGTTAGAACACCTGAAGTAGTAGTCTTTGATAACTGTTTTCATTGTGATTATGACTGCTCAATGTCACATATGAATACTGCAATCTATTATATCAATACTAATAATGGATTTACTTTGTTTGAAGATGGAACAAAAGTTGAGAGTGTAACTAATCGGTTAGTAAGATTTCCATCAAATTTGAAGCATACTGGATCTACATGTAGTGATGCTGATCGTAGGATTTTGATCAATTTTAACTACTTTACTGAGAGATGTTTACTACAAAACAATTAGAGTTTCATATAACCCATACATGTAACTTTAGTTGTCAGGGTTGCTCACACTATTCTAATCATGGTCATTTGGGGACAGTATCAGTGGATATTGCTAGAGAATGGCTATATAATTGGAGCAGAAGAATTAAACCAAAAAAATTTGTAATACTTGGTGGAGAACCAACATTACATAAAGATTTAGTTGATATGGTGTATATGATTAGGTTGATGTATCCTGATCCATATACCAATATTGATTTAGTATCAAATGCAAGTTTTTTGCACAATCATCCACAACTTCCTACAGCTTTAAAGGCAACAAGTACAACCTTAGCAATATCGATACATAGCACAAAACATAAAGATTACGCTAGGAAGTTTAAAAGAGGATATCAATTAGCAAAATCATGGAGACATGATCTTGGTGTTACAGTAGAGTTCTGGGACTTTACAAATCAGCACTGGGTTCCACAGTACATGGGATTTGGTAATAATATGCTACCATTTGAGGACAATAATCCTAGAGAGAGTTGGAATAAATGCATATCAAAGGATGCCTTACAATTACATGAGAATAAACTTTGGAAGTGTCCCCCTTTGGCATATCTTCCAATGCAGAAGAAAAAGTATGATTTGAGTTCTAAATGGGATTCTTACCTAAAATACAAACCACTAGAACTTGATTGTACTGATGAGCAACTTGAAGAATTTTTATCAAGAGAGGAAGAGTCTTATTGTTCAATGTGTCCCGCAAATCAAGAACCAGTTGTAAAGGAAGACCCTACATTACCAGTTAGTTATTGGGAGAAAAAGTATGATCACATGGGGAATATCATCGGATAGTCACAACGCCGCACTTGCTGTGTTTTGTAACAATTCTTTGGTGTTTGCTAGTGAGAGTGAACGATTTAGTAGGATAAAGAACGATCCTAATATTAACGAGCATTTAATAACACATGCTTTGATGTATGGAGAACCTGATCTTATTTGCTGGTATGAGAAACCTATGAAGAAAAAGATCAGGCAGTTAAGGTCTGGTCAAGGTTTAGGAATTAAGAATTTTACAAGATATTATAATTGTAAACATAAGTTTTTTGATCATCACTATTCTCATGCTTGTGCTGGATACTTTACGAGCAAATATAAAAAATGTGCTGTTTTAGTTATTGATGCGATTGGTGAGACTACCACCATGAGTATTTGGGCAGCAGCAGGTGATAGGTTGGAGTTGAAGTATAAATTAGATTATCCTAATAGTATTGGTTTATGGTATTCTGCCATGACACAGAGGATAGGATTGAAACCAAATGAAGATGAATATGTTCTCATGGCACTATCTTCTTATGGTGATAGGACGAAACTTACAAGAAAAGTGTTGGAGGAACTTATTGGTATTGACTTTAAAGCAAAACGTAATCTACATAGAGGTTGCTTAGATTGGGCACCAGGAGAATCTGATGAAGATATCGCTGCAGCAACTCAACATGTATATGAAGTTCTATTCATGTCAGCATTAAAAAAGGCAAAAGATTTGGTAGGTAGTACAAAGTTGGTATTGTCTGGGGGATGTGCTCTAAATTGTGTGGCAAATAGACATGCATATGATTACTTTAATGATGTTTGGATAATGCCTGCTCCAGGAGATTCTGGATCTGCTATTGGCGCTGTATTGGCACATACTCAGAAGAAGATAGATTTTTCTCCATATTTGGGATATAAAATTCACCAGATTGATAAGAATCAATCTATTGTTGAACATTTAAAAAATCATCATGTGTGTGGATTGGCAAGAGGTCGAGCAGAATTTGGACCAAGAGCACTTGGTGCTCGGAGTTTGATTGCCGATCCAATGCATCTTGGAATAAAAGATATTGTTAATGGTGTAAAACAAAGACAATCTTACAGACCATTTTCTCCAATGGTTCCAATAGAGTATGCTTCTAAGTATTTTGATATGCATCAAGATTTGGTAGAGAGTCCATTCATGCAATACGCTGTTACATGTAAGGAACCTGAGTTGCTACATGGTGTTGTGCATATTGATAATAGGAGTAGAGTTCAAACTGTCAGGAAATGTGATGCACCTAGACTTCATGATTTGTTGATGAGATGGAAAAGTGTTAGTGGTCATCCTGTTCTTTTAAATACTAGTTTGAATATCAAGGGACAACCAATTCTTAACAATGAATATGATGTTAAATTGTGGTCACAAAAACATGGGGTAAAAGTTTTCTCATGAATTTTTTAGAACTGGAGGACAAACCTTCTGGTCCATTCATGGATCAAGATACAAAACATTTATACCAAAAGAATTTAAGGACACAACCATCTGATTGGAAATATAGGGAAAAAATAGTACAATATACACTGAATTCTCATAATTATAGGACCAAGGAGTTTAATACTATACCTTGGGCAGAGTCTGTGGTTATATTTGGTTGTTCATATGTGTTTGGGATTGGTGCTTCTCTTGATGAGACCATAGCAGCACAATTAAGTTCTATGATAAAGAGACCAGTAGTAAATATGGGAGCACCTGGATCAAGTGCCACGTTCTCTTTATATAATTCTTCTATATTAAAAAAGCAATACCCTAAACCAGCAGGTATAGTTTTTGGTTGGACATCTGCTGCAAGATGTACATTGTTTTTGTCAGATAGTACAGTGCATTGTGGATCTTGGTTGGAAGATGTTAGTGGTTTAGGAAAAGCATGGAGAAGATTTGATAGTAATGCATATACCCATTTAAATTTTACAAGACAATGTGCCCAGCAAATGTGGGATGGTGTTCCATATGCAGATTTTACATTATTTCCATCAAATCGATTCATGGATGATTGTCCTTATATAAAACAAATTGATTATGGTAGGGATTGCTGTCATCCTGGCATAGAGACTAATAAAAAATCTGCGTATGCCATTGCAGAACAACTAAACCTATGATACAATATGCTTAGTCTATCTAAAATATATGGCTGAACGAACGTACACTAGGACTGATAGTAAAGGTCGCGAAGAAGTGTGGTCTTGGGATGAAACTCCTGAGGTTGTGGCAGCACTTAAAGAACTACATGAAACTGTGAGGAGGAATAATGAAGCTCTTAACTCTTGATGATTATCAAAGAGCAGGCGAAACCTTTTGGCCAAAGTACTGGTATGTCGCTAAAGAACTTGGTGAAGGTGCTAAGACTGAAGACATTCTTAAATGTATGGAGGCAGTCGGTGGTCTTGCATTGAAGGTAGCACTAGAAGAAAAATCAGCGGGTCCATTTGGATTCAACAAAAAGGATGAAGGCAATGGATCACCAGACGAAGAAGGCAACACTAGCAACATCTTTAGGATCTAATCCTACTATTGAAAAGAATATTCCTGAAGATGTAGTTTGGATTGACGATATCTTCTATGTCAAAGCAACTCGTTTTGGTTTGTATACCAGTGTATTGAAGGAACCCCTTGGCGCTAACTTTCTTACTGGTCCTACTGAAGAAGGAGTTGCTACTATGACTAGATGGCATCTTAAGTGTTTGCAAGATGGAACACTTGATGATTACACTTACGTTACTTCTGTTTCTATGGGGGTTAAATTGTGAGGAAACTAATCAATAAGATTAGGGACTATATACAAAGAATCAAAAGTAAAAATCGTGATCCATTTATTTACAAATGACGCAGTATGATTTTGAATTTACCTCCCTTGATGAGCGTATTACTAAATTGGAGTCTCGTGTGCGAGAACTCGAAAAAATGATTGACAAAAAGCAATCACCACAATATGATCTTGACAACTACACACTCGGAGACAAATGAGGATCTTTCTTGACACTGCAGATACTGAAGAAGTACGGAAGTATTTTCAGACAGGACTTGTTGATGGTGTGACTACAAACCCATCTTTGATTCGTAAGAGTGGACGTAATCCTGAGGATGTGTATCAGGAATTGATTGATATTGGTGTGCGCGATATTAGCATGGAAGTCGTTGGTGACTCCACTGTAATGTATGAGGAGGGACTTCGCCTTGCTGAGAAGTTTGGTGAGTCTGCAACCATTAAAGTTCCTTGCACTCCTGATGGTTTGCAAGTTTGTCGTCATCTATCCGTAGGGAATGATATCAAGACCAATGTAACTTTGGTATTCTCTGTTGCACAAGCAGTGATGGCAATGAAGTCAGGTGCAACATATATCTCTCCTTTTGTTGGTCGATGTAATGATAACTCTTTTAGTGGAGTTGAATTAGTTCGTGCTATTGCTACTTGTAGATCTGTTCATGGTAAGAAGACTCAAGTGTTAGCAGCATCTCTTCGTGACGCACATCATGTATCACGATGCTTCATGTATGGCGCTGATGTTGTCACCATGCCATCTAAAGTGTTCAATGCAATGTATGATAGCGTCTTGACTCGTGAGGGACTTGCTATTTTCCAGAGTGATTATGAAGCATCTCTTGAGGCATTAAATAATGTATGAAGACCTAAATTGTTTTGAGGAGGCACTTAAACACTTCGGAACTAGAGTTGAACTAACAATCGCTCTGGAGATGGGAAGAAAACTATCTGCCGAAGATGCCTACAAAACTATTAAGGATGAGCTGAAGGTGCTTAAAGAGTGCCGTAAACAATTCAAAAAAGATAAGGAGTGCTAAACCATGTCACAACCCAAACAAAGAGATCCATCCGATCCACTTTATGATCCTAATGATAAGTGGAATGAGTACAAGGTAGATCTACACTGTAATGAAGAACACTCACCTGATGAGTGGGATCCTAATACAGAAGGTAAGATTGCTAATCCAGAGAATCGTCACCAAGATAAGGTGCTAGATAAATTCTGTGATGACCATCCTGGTTCTCCCATGTGTAAAGTATTTGATGATTGAACAATGACTGCTAAAATCTATGAGTCCCCTGACGGTGGCAAAACAGTTTATGAACGTGAAATTGGTAGTGATGAACCAAGGCGTCAGATCTACCCTGATATTATGAATCAGATTCAAGCAACATCCCCATATAATGATGGATGGACGCAACAATTTTACAGGGAACAGTGGCCTCCATATGTTCCTGAGGGTTTTAAAGATAAATATGATAGTTATCAAGAAGTCCTAGCAGATGGTTGGGAATTTACTGGTGACGGATTCTGGATTAAATGTAGTTGATAAATAAGTAAATAAAGGAAGTATGTTTGTAAAATGGCAGCAATATTAACCGCCACTGGTATTGAATTTAATGATGGTACATCCTTAACGTCAAAATATTCTGTTTTGGCGCAAAATTCGGTTGCGGTATTTTATCAATCTTCCGCTCCTACTGGATGGACACAAGTTACTGCACATAATGATAAAGCACTCCGATTAGTTAATGGAACTGGTGGTGGGTTTGGTTATGGTGCAACAGCAGGAGCAGGTGGTAATACCTTTAGCCAGACATTCCCATCAAGCACGTCAAGTTTGACTGTTAATTATGCTTCAACAGTACCTGTAACAGGAACTGTTGGTGGTCACTCTCTAGCAGTATCTGAAATTCCAGATCACACTCATAGTTCTGGAGTTGGTGGAGGAGCTGTTGCTTCAAGTGGCGGCAGCACATTTAGAGTTCCTGGTACTAATCAGTCTGGTGGTGTTGTATCACCTCAAGGTATTGGTCAAGCTCACGCACACCCTTGGAGTGGTACTATAGCATTTAACGTGAATGGATCTGGTTCTCTTGACATGAGACTTCAATATATTGATGTAATCGTCTGCAGATTTAGTTGATATGGCAAGATTAACCGCTAATGGAATACAGTTTAATCTTTTAGACGCTAATGATAGCATCACTAGTTTTTATTGGATTTATCCAGCAGGAACTAAAAAACTATTCTACCAATCAACAGCACCAACTGGTTGGACCCAAGATGCTTCGCAAGGTAATAAAGCACTAAGGGTTGTTAATGGGACTGGTGGTGGAAGTGGTAATACCTCAAATTGGACAACAGTATTACAAGCATCCAATACCATAAGTGTTGGTATTACTGGAACATTTCCTATCACTGCATCACTTGGTGGACATACTTTATCATTAACACAATTAGCAAACCACACACATACTTTACTTGTTGGACCAGCAGCTGGCGCGGTTGCTACACCTTTTAGTAATTCTGGAACAACATTTGCCACAAATGGATCTGTTGCTACTGGTGGTACAGGCGGTGGTCAAGCACACACACACCCATTCTCAGGATCTGCAACAATTAACGAGACTGCAAATTTGAGTGTAACTATGGAGGTTCAATATGTTGACGTTATACTGTGCTCTTTGAACTAAATATGGTATAATTATTTTACATTGGAGATATTATGGCAAAACTGGAGGTTGGCAAATTTTGTCCTTTAATTGGTAAAGATTGTCTTGGTCTTGAATGTTCTTGGTATACTCAAATTCGGGGCATGAATCCTCAGACAGGAGAGCCAGTTGATGAATGGGGTTGTGCAGTCACCTGGATGCCAATGTTACTAATTGAAAATTCAAATCAACAACGTTCTACTAGTGCTGGCGTAGAATCTTTTAGGAATGAGATGGTGAAATCAAATGAGACTAACATTAGTGTGTTATCCTCTGCAGCACAAATGCTACATCAAGCAAGAAACTCAACAGTAATTCCAGCACAAATAAAAGAGGTTGACGAATGAATGTAACTAAATTTACTCTTATTGAAGCAGATAAGTATATTTCAGTAAATGGTCAAGGCATCTGGTTTACTGATGAAGATTGGCCATTTGCTGATATTGAGCATCTTTGGGCAATTCAATGGAAGGATGATGGAACTCCTGAAGGAACAGGTGAGATTGAATATGACTCATCAGATAGATTAAATGACACTGCTTGTAGAAATCACATTGATAAGTATGTGAAGCATTGGCAGGATAAATTTGAGACTGCTGAAGCAGAGAGAATTGCTAAAGAGAAGCAATTGGAGAAGGATGCATTCTCTTGGGCAGAAGCAATGCAAGAATTAGAAACTCAAATGGATGAGATGCAGCAGCGTCACCAAGAGACTTTAGATGCAGTAAATTGGGAAGATCAACAAGTACAGAAGAGACTGCAAGATCAGATGGATGAGATGCAGCAAAGACATGAGGAGAATCTTTCTGAATTGGAGCGTGATCGTGAGATTACAATGGCAGAAGTTGATGAAATAAGGATGCTTAATGATGTCAATCTATCTGAAGTTGAATCTGACTATCAAAAAGATCTGGCCAATATGGCAGAAGATCATGAAGTTCAAATGGAGAATGTACAGAAAACAATTGAAGAAACCCATAATCAATTCTTCTATGCTCAAGACTCTGTAGAGAATTCTCTTGGTGAATTATCTAAAGAAGGTGCATTTGACCAACAAGAATTTCAGAATGTAACAGTATTTGACTCTAATCTTGATGGTAGTTTGTTTGATGATGCTGTCATTGAAGAAGTAGAAGGTGAAAGTATAGAATCTATTGGTGCTGCTCTTGAAGGTGACGTTGATAACATTCTTGATGTAGAAGAGGATGTTGATGTTGATAGCGAAGATTTTGCTAAGTCTCAATTAGAAGTAGACTTGTCTATTTTAGATAATGAGTTTAATTTAGAGATGATGTTTGATGATACACCAGATGAGCAAATTGTGGACGAAATTGAGAAGTTAATTGATGGCACCGACGATAGTCCAGAAGTACCTGATGCTAGTGTGCCTGACAAATGAATGAACAATTGATCAAGAACAACTATTTGGTTGTTCCTAACTTTATATCATCATCCAGAACAAAAGAATTATCACAAAGTTATAATGAGTATGTAACAACCCATGAGATGGGTGAAGACCCACAGGTCCCTGGTTGTTTTACTGCAAAGATGGATTATATACCATTTTTGGAGTTACTTATTGAAAAATCAATGACTGTTACGCAGTTGGTAGGAGAGACAGTCCTACCA